ACTGAACCCAAAGAGAAGTTAGGTACTACTCCTACCTTCTTACCATAGGAGATAACAATGGCTATTGTAGCAGACCTAAGTGGTAATGGTGGTGGCTCTACTGGAGCTAATCCAGAAAATAAGTATAGTAGCGTCAATCGTGGTGCTGCAACTGTCATTGGTAATCTAGTTCCTAGTTTCATTGGAGAGATTGCTCATGATGTAGCTAGTGATACTAACTATGTTGCTAAACGTGTAGATGGTGATATGGATGCTGATGCGCTTACCAATGCAGATTGGGTAGCAGTTAAAGCTACAAATAAAAGCTAATGGGAATTGTTAATGCATCTGATAAGTCTAATCACAAAAAGTTAGACTATAGGATAGCTGATCAAGATACAGGAAGTGATCCTGAATACTATTCATTCATGTCTAGTACAGACTATTGGTATATACTAAAGATTGGCGTTAGTGCTGGTACATATAGATATGTATCTGGCACAACTGACTATTCTGATGCTTGGACTAATCGTGCATCACATACTTATGTTCATTGGGGAGTTGCCTTCTAATGGCTACTATAGCATCTAACGGTTCGGGTGGAGGGGCTAGTAATGCCACAGGCTCTTGGGCTGGTGGAGCTATCCCTGTTGATGGCGATAAGGTCAACATTGTTAGCGGCGACACGATCACTATGACCGGGACTCATACTTGGGGTGATGATACGTCTACATGTATAAATGTTAAGAGTGGTGGCATTATCAAGGCTAACAGATCAGCAACTTCTAGTCTTATATGTAAAGGTGAGATGGTCATAGAAGCTGGTGGGGAACTGGATTACGGCAAAGCTGGTGATGTTATCTCAGCAAGTTATACCCACAAGATTAGACTTAACTTTTCTGCGTCTATGGCTGACGGTAAGTGGGGATTCAAGACATTAATACATGGATCTAAATTCCATATGCATGGGTCTGTTAAGACCACTAATACTGGCCTGACCACAAGACTAGCAGCATCTGGTACTTCCTTTGTTGTTACTGATGCCACAGGTTGGGCTGTTGGCGACATTGTCCTTCTAGGCACTACCTCTCCAGGTAATACAGGCAGCCAAAATGAAGAGCGTGTAATTAATTCTGTATCTACTAATACAATTGGCATTTCTGTAGGTGCTACCAATGTCCATGAAATAGGTTGTCGTATATCTAATTTCACGAAGAATGTAGGATTTGAAGCTCACACAGATGCCAATGAAAGCTATACTTGGTTTGACGAAAGTGCAACAGGAAACGCTGGAGATAAGACCATCTCTCACGCTCAATTCAGGTATATGGGCGATGATGGGTCTAGTAATGAATACGGTGGGTTTCGGATAGATGGTAACGGTACAAATCACGTTGCATGGACAACGATGACGGATGTCACGATTTATAGGGGCCAGTTTGCTGGAGTTGATCTTTATGCCTTCTCTAGTGGTTTAGCTGCTGCAAAGACACTGTCGAACTTTGCTATTTATACCACAGTTAATTATGGTTTTTACGGGCGATCATCATCTGGCGGGAACTTCAACAATTGGCATATATTTAACACAAGCAGTTATACTGTGGTTTCTAGTTGGGGCAACGGCTTGGTCAACGCCTTCTTTAATGATTGTTGGTTTATTGGTGCCACTAGTACTGGACTACTAGCTGGCGAAGGTTGGAATATTATTTTCACGCGATGTAAGTTTGTTAGTTGTTACAGAGGAGTCCAAACATATAATTGTAAGCAACTGAAGTTTATTGATTGTGATATAGGTTATGAACTCAATTCATATGATGGCTCTAACTATTACGATATCTATATGTATCTTTATGGGTGTACAGACGCTTTATTTACCAATTGCAACTTTAACTTCACAGCCGGTTTAATAAATTACGGTACTTCTGGAGAGGCACAAAAGCTAAATAAGTTCTACATAGAGCGTAAGGATGGTGATTGGAACATCAACGAAATCTATACTAGTGAAGGTTCGTTACATAAAAACTCTGGTGGTCATACGGCGGCTTACTCTTTACTAGCAAAGCCGACTGCTTCAGCCACCGCAGAGACCTTAGATTATGAATGGTATATCCCTGCACCGTCTGGAGTAGCTGTAACTGTTACAGGTTACATGATGAAGAACTCAAGTTATGGTTCTAGCACTCGACCTAGCATGACTTTTAGTGGTATGGGCATTACACCTGTTACAGTAACCATGACTGATGTTGCTGATACTTGGTATGCGTTTTCAGTCGCAGCTACACAATCAACTGGTGCTAGTGGTGTCTTAACTCTAACATGGACAACACAATCAGCTAATAGTGGAGCCACTGCGACCTTATCAGATGTAACGCACTCAATGCCAGCTTCCGACATAGACACAGGTGATATGCTTTGGTGGCATGATGGAAGACCTATCCAAGCTATCATGCAGAACAATCAAGAACCGATTGTTAATGCTAATGTTGAACAATGGACAGGTACGGCAGCACAGATGGCTAATGGGTTCCCTGCTGTAGATGCTATTCAAATACATAGTGATACGACAGCAGCAGCTAACCTAGAAGCACAATACGATGGCACAGGATTAACAGGTGATACATTCCCTGCTAATCAATTACAAGTTGATGGTATATGGACACATGCCAAAGCATTAACTAAACAACTCTTTATGGCTATGATGAAGGGATAGAGATGCCTAACTTTAAACTACAACGTGATAGTCTACAAGATAGGTTCTTACATAGTAAGGCTAAGGTACAACTATATGGGGGAGGGTTTGCTAATGGCAAGACTAGTGCAGCATGTATTAAGTGTATCAAGATTGCTAAAGACTATCCTGGTGCGAACATACTTATGGCTCGTTCGACTTATCCTAAACTTAATGACACGTTACGAAAAGAGTTTCTTAAATGGTTACCTTCCGATTGGATCGAATCGTTTCCGAAATCTGCTAATGCATCTAATACGTGTACGCTCAAGAATGGTACAACAATTAACTTTAGATATATAGCACAACAAGGTAAGTCAGGTAATGAGGCTACTACCTCTAACTTACTGTCTGCTACATATGATGCAATCATTGTAGACCAGATGGAAGACCCTGAGATTGTACATAAAGACTTCTTAGATTTACTAGGAAGACTTAGAGGTATGACACCTTATGATGGTGATGATAAAACTATGCCTAAGTCTGGGCCGCGCTGGTTTATACTTACTACTAATCCTACTCGGAATTGGGTTTATAGAGAGCTTGTACGTCCTATTCATGAACTCTCTTTAGGACAGATCAGTGACAAACTCTTATGTGAAACAGATGAGAATGGTAAGATGTTATTCACAGATAACTTGCCTGTACCAATCATTGAGATTTACGAAGGTAGTACATATGAAAACAAAGATAATCTTGAACAGGATTTCATTAAAACTCTTGAGTCTTCTTACAAAGGACAAATGCGATCTAGATTCCTTATGGGAGAGTGGGCATCATACGAGGGACTAGTATACCCCGCATTCAATGAGGCTATACATGTACTGTCTTCACAAAGCATAGAACAGTATCATAAACAATTACAAGTCAAGACTACAAGTGTTACTTATCTAGAAGGTTATGATTATGGACTAGCTGTACCATTTTGTTATATCCTTGGCTTTGTTGATAACTTTGGGAATGTATTCCTATGGATGGGGCGTATGAGAAAGAAGTACCACTGGATGATCATATTGCTGCTATTACTACTATCCGTAATGCTCATAATACCGACGCTTCTAACATGATACTTGCCGATCCTGACATCTTTAGACGCAAGAGTGTTGGCAGGAAATTAGTTGGTAAAGCCATAGCAGACATGTTCTTAGAAGATGGTATCATGTGTCGTAGAGGTAATAACGATATAGCTAATGGTATTGTTAAAGTTAACCAATACTTGATACCACAAAGACATCATCAGAATCCTATTACTGGTGAATACAATGCTCCTTATTTATATGTATCAGATAAGTTAGAGTGGTGGATTACAGAGATCAATGACTACTACTGGATGAAGAATCCTACTGGTGAACAGATGGATAAGCCAATAGACAGAGACGACCATGCAATGGATACTACTAAATATCTCTTGTCGGAACGTCCTAACATAAGTAAACTTACGGCTCGTCAAGACCCCAAAGAGGTAGGCTTCCGTCAATGGGGTGAACGAGACATTGAACAGACAAGAAGAGATATTAGACATGGCTGATGAAGAATTAGAAATCCCTCCAGAGGTTAACGCTAAGATAGATGAATCACTTGGTGATGCTAAACCTACACGTAAACGTAAGAGGAAGACTGAAGCTTCTTATAAGGTAGTAGGTGATAGTAAGATACCTGTGGCACGTGCTACTGGTAAAGTGTGGAAATCTCGTGTTAGTCAGTCACAAACACATACTAAAGATGTGCGTGAGTCATGGTCTGAGGCTATTAGATACTTTGAGAATGATCAATTGTCTCATCGAGATGCACAAGACAATGCTAGTGGTAATACAATAGGTAATCAGAAACTTAACGCTAATATCACGGAGACAGAGAATGTCGTATTTGCAAACGTTACTACGATGGTTCCAGCTCTATATGCTAGGAATCCAGAAGCAGAGTTTACCAGTAACGTTGAATCCAAAAAGCGACAAGCGACTATTCTCGAAAGACTTGTTAACGTGCTTGGAGGAAGAAAGGCTAGTCCTGGTGTTAACCTCAAACCGAAAGCAAAACGTTGTGTTGTTACGTGCCTCCTTACAAATAGAGCATGGATGAAGATTGGTTGGATAGGTAAAGCAGAGAGTAGTGAACAAGCTCTAGCTGATCTAGCTAAGTTGGCTAAGGACTTAGAGAAAGCTAAAGATCCTAAACGTATTGTAGAGATAGAGGGACAGTTACAAGCACTAGAGGAAAGTATAGACATACTACAACCTTCTGGTCCCTTTGCTATGGTCAAGTCTCCATTTGATATCAGTGTTGATCCTAATAGTAAGGAGATAGATGGTAGTGATGCAAACTGGATGATTGAGGAAGACATGCTTCCTACTGAGTTCATCCTTGCTAAGTATGCTACAAAGGATAAGAAAGGTGGATTAGAGTTTAAGTCTATCTATGCTCCTACTCACGTTATGAAGGCTACACTAGAAGGTGATGATAGTGAGGACAACAGTGCAGATAATTTCAGTCTCTATGATAATGATGAAAGCAAAGCAAAAGACTTTGGTTTTACAGATGATGAATCTTTTGAAAAAGCTAAGATGACTAAGGTGTACATTGTCTGGGATAAAGTTACCAGACGTGTACTAATGTTTAATAGTAAAGATTGGACATGGCCTATATGGGTATGGGACGATCCATTACAGTTAGATACATTCTTTCCGTTTTACCCTCTCACGTTCTTTGAATCTCCTAATGGACCTTTAACCAAGGGCGAAGTGTCCTATTACCTTGATCAACAAGATGCGATCAATGAGATAACAGATGAAATGAGAAGGGTACGGAGGTGGGCTAGACGTAACATCTTCTACAATAGTTCTCTTATTGACCAAGCAGATGCTACAGCTATACTTAATGGTGATGATGGGACAGCGCGGGGGATTGCACTTCCTATTGATACCAAGTTCTCAGACCTAATTGGTTCTGTGCCTCCTCCGTCTATTCAATACGATAAGATGTTTGATAAAGAGACTCTATATACTGCTATTGATCGTATCTCCTCTGTTGGTACAGTTATGAGGGGCGAACAGTTTAAGACTAATACTAATAAAGCTGCTGTTGGTGCTAACGTTGGTGCAGCTAATATGCGAATAGATGAGAAGTCAGATCAGATTGAAGATTGGATAGGGCAAATCTACTGGGGTATTGCACAGTTATGTCTTATGAACATGCCACAAGAGCAAGTAGTAAACCTTATTGGAGAGGAAGGTTCTGAGTGGGAAAACATGAGCGCAGAAGAAGTTGGTCAGATGTCCGTGATAGTTGTTGGTGGTTCAACAAAGAAACCAACAAGTGCAGCAAAGAAAGAAGAGGCATTAGAGTTCGGACAGGTCTTGGGACAATTTGCAAACGTTGCCCCAGGACCAACTTTCAAGATCATGCTTCAAGTAATGGAGAAGGCGTTTGATGAAGTTACATTACGTGAGGAAGATTGGTCTGAGATTAGTGCCGCAATAGAACAACAAGCACAACAAGGACAAGGACAGCCACAACAACCACAACCACAAGAAGGTGCTCCTGGTACTGATCCTACTAGTGGACCTGAAAGTGATGTAGGTGCTGCTGCACCAGAACAGTTACAACAGATACTAGATAAATTACCTCCTGAGATGAAACAACAAGTAGCTAGTGCTATTCAATCAGGTGTTCCACCACAACAAGCACTAGAAGCCGTACTTAAACAGGTACAGAATCCACAACAACCACAACAATAGACATCTGAGGGGATGAATTATGCCAGACGAACAAGGATTAGTTAGCACTGATGAAGCAATTCTAGATGCGATTGGAGAAGGGGATGAACTGTCTACAGAAGCGACTAGTGAGGCGGAAGATGCAGGAACATCGGAGACGGCTGAAGAACAAACACTTACAGCCGGTAGTGAACAAGATACTGAGGGAGGCAATGTTGAAGAGCAACAAGGACAGGCTCGTGGTCCCCAAGACCTCTTAGATAAAGACGGTAACTTAGTTGCTACAGGTGGTAAGGAACGTAGATTCTATGAAACTGCTCAACGTGAGAAGTCTCGTGGAGATAACTTACAGCGTGAGTTAGATACTATTAAGTCTCAAATGGAAGCTGTTAATGCTGCTGGTAACTTAGGCACACAATATAGTCTTACTCCTGAAGAATTAACTACTGGCGCACAGATTATCTCTGCTTATAAAGAGAATCCTGTAGAAACATTACAATATATGTTGACACAGGCACAAGCAGCAGGGCATAATATAGATGCACTAGGTGGCGGCAGTCTTGACACACAAGCCATCAAACAGATGATAGATAATGCTGTTAAGCCCCTAGTAAGTGAACAACAAGGCAAACAAGAAACTGAATTAGCTAATCAGGAAGCATTAAATCAATACAATGCTTTTAACTCTAAACATCCTGATGCAGCTATTCACGAAAATTCGATAGCCCGACTTCTACAAGACGATTCTACATTGTCTCCAGAAGCTGCGTATTTAAAACTCCAAAACTTCTATCTACAGAAGGGGTTGGATTGGAATAAGTCCCTGGACACGTTACAACAAGAGCATAATGCTCAGAAGGTTAACAGTCCGGCAGTAAATACACAGCAACAGTTACCTAATGGTAAAGTAGCAGCTATTAATACTACTGATACTGCACAGGTAGCAGACGTAAATACTTCCACAGATCAAATCATTCGTGAGGCGATGGCGGAAGCTGGAATCAATTAGGAGAGTTTTAAATGGCTAGTACACCAATTGCCACCGTACTAAACTCCACACTAACCCGTTCGCGTAAGAAGCTGATCTTAGCTTCTATTAAGTCTAATGCTCTTATGGCATGGGCTTTCGCTAACAATCGTGTAGAGTTTGAAGATGGTGGTCACGAAATTACGAACCCGCTAACGTTGGGACGTAACCCTAACATCACTTCTTATGAATACTATGACGAACAACCTATTGCACAGACCAATGAGTTTGATACGGTAACGTATAATTGGGCGCGTGTAGCTGGTAGTGTTGTTATTAGTGATCAAGAAGAAGACGAGAACCAAGGTTCTGCACAAATCTTTAAGCTTATGAAAGCTAAGATTGATGTGTTGGAAGAAAGCATTAAGGAGAAGTTTAGCGAGTACCTCTATGCCTCTGGTGCAGGAACCGATCCACAAGGACTTGGATTACTTATTCCCGACGATCCCACTACTGGCACAGTTGGTAATATTAATCGGGCCTCGGAAACGCAATGGCGAACATCCGCTTATGACTTCAATGGCAACCTCGATTCAACCAACATTGAAGAAGCCTTTGATGATATCTTAATGGATCTCACCCTTAAAGGTGATAAGCCTGATGTTATCCTCACAGGTCGTAACTTGTATCGTCACTATCGTACTGCTGTACGTGATAAGGTTGTTATCAACTTGTCTGAGTCTAACTCTGGTAAGAAGATGATGGACTTAGGATTTAGTGGTGTTAAACACCAAAACATTCCAATGATGTATGATGAAGACTGTCCTGTTAATAAAGCGTTCTTTATTAATAGTAAGTTCTTGCGTCTGCACATCCTTAAGCATGTTAACATGAAGGTCAAAGAGCTTGTTGCTCCTTGGACGATTGATGCTCAAGGTCGTCGGATTGTTTGGCAAGGTCAATGGTGCATGTGGAAAGCTTTCCGTACGCACGCTGTTTTGATTAACTCGTAATAAGAAAGGCAAGGGGATGACAGAGAATATTAAACCACGTTTTGAGGTACACAAACTAGAGGGCAAAGGCTTACGAAGGATTGCTGAACCAAACATCCAACGTGATAACAAAGGTGAACCTGTATTAGATAAACAAGGCGATAAGAAGTTGCTTGGTGGATTCGAATACAATGACATCGAAGTTGACAATGGATGGATGGTTTACTTTCCTAGTGGTTCCTCTATTCACATTTGGACTAAAGAAGAGATGGAACGACAAGGTTTCTTACAAGCCCCTCAGTTAGTAAATATGGAGACTGGAGATGTGATGGGAACAGCTTCCCAGACCAGTCTTAAATCTAAGTCTGAGCAAGTAAACAATCGTTCTAGAACTTCTAAAGTCGCACAAATATAAAGGATATAAGTTATGTCGAAAGTTATCGCAGACAACCGCCCACGCAGTATTAGTCAGTATGTTCCTAACATGGAATTTGCTGCTGATGTTGTAGGTAATGCTGTTCTTATTAGTCTTGGTGCTCCTGCTACTCTTGATGCTGATGGCATCTGGGATGGTGTAAGTGCTACTAACGCAGCAACAAGTTACACTTCTGCTGATTTCAAAACTACTTTTGATGGTAGTTCTACTAGTTTAACTTCTACTTCTGGTATGATTGATGCTACATTTGGACGGACACTATCTTGCACAGGAAGTGCTGGATCTGATCATGTGTTATCAATTACTGGTAGAGATTATCTAGGTCAAATTATGACAGAAAGTTTTACACTTTCAGGCACAGGAGTAATTGCTGGTGCTAAAGCCTTTAAGTATGTTGATAGTATGGCTATTGCTACTGGAGCAGCTTCCGATACTGTTGATGTAGGTTGGGCAGATAAACTTGGTATTCCTTATGCAGGAACAAGTTTGCTTAGTGATACGGAAGATGGAGTTGTTGCTGCTGGAGTGTTAACAGCCGCCATTACTACTGATCCACAGACGGCTACTACGGGTGATCCTCGTGGCACATTCGATGCTGCATCTGCTAGTGATGGTTCAATTGTAAGTGAAATTCGTTACTTGTGTAACACAAGTGATCTTCACGGTGTCGAGCAGTTTACTGGTTAGACATAGAAGATAGTCGGTAGGTCTTATTCCTCCCCTTCGACCTACCGACGCTTCTGCTGTCATATCATGAGTACATTAACAGAATTAATAACTAGGACAGCCGATAGGTTGTCTATGGTTGCGGGTACAGGCGTTCAGACATACGCAGAAGATCGTATAGCTGAGATGATCCAGCATAAGTTTGACGTTATGTTTAGCGAGGCATTCTGGCCTCAGTTCTTATCATGGTCTATTTATACTCTTGATGGGACATTAGGAGTAGTAACGGCTGACCTAACTACTACACTTAAAAGATTTGAAGACATTAGAGTTATCTATCCAGACAACACTAATACGTCACTAACTAAGTTATCAGCATTAACTACTAATCCTAATACACTATCAGGTACAACACCTATACACTTTGAGGCTCTAGGTCCAACAGCGACGAATAAGATTACTAAAGTATTCAATGTCTGGCCTAAGACTGCTACTGGTAACATAGATGTACAGTATCGTACTAAGCCTGATACGTTCATTGGTACGGATGAGATAGACTTTGATGATCAAGCATTAATCCTTGGAGCCACGTTTGACTATCTAGAAGACGATGGTACTAATCCTAATGCATCACAGAAGTTCCAACTGTTATTTGAAGCGAGGGTGAAACAACTTAAGAATGAATTTAACTCTGCTCCTATTAGTCTTGATCCCGTAACAGCTATACCATCAACATTTAGTTTTGTTGAGTTACCGTAATGGCTGCCAATGAACTACTTAGACAATTATTTGAAAGGTTAACAGAGGCGAAAAAAGATAATACTCGTGTCAATAAGTTGGCGCAAGATTTTACTGATCAACCAGTTTCTCCTGTTAAACAAAGAATAGAAGAAGGATTAACAAGAGGAGCAGAAGGTGTTACAGATGCTAGAAAAGAAACTAGGAGTGATTATTTTGATCAGTTAGCTCCTACTGATCCTGCAAGACTACCAGGACGAGGTGGAAGTGGAGTATCACAAGGACAAGGTAATCCATTAGAAGAATTAGCTCCATATCTTGCTGATCGACTAGACTTCCCTAGTACAGCATTAGATGTTATTGGTGGACCAATAAGAAGTGTTGGAAAGAATATTGCTAAAAAAGGTATAAAGGCTTTAAGTAAGACTAAGCCTCAGAAACAGTTAACAGATAAACGTCGATACAAGGATGAAGAGTTGTCTGCTATTGATTGGCAAAACGCCTCTGAGCAAGAGATACAAGCCTATGAGAATGCTTCTCAGAAGATCGAAGATAGAAAACGAATACCATTAACAAGAATAAAGACACAAAGAGATTATGAACTTGGAAATGCTGAACAAAAAGCTAGGTTTTTAGCAGAAATCTCAGCAGAACGCCAAGGAGAACGAGGTAATGAACAAGTGATTGAAGCATTAACAGATCAGTTTCTTGAACAAGCTAACAAAACACAAGAGGATAATTCGCCCTTCTAATGGATACATTCTTATTCCCACAAGGCCCTAGAGGTAGACAAGCACAAGTATCACGTAGTAACGTATTACTAGATGCTACTATACGTGACTTCAGTGGTGGTTGGAATGAATCAGATAATGATTTAAACTTAGATACTAAGTTTGCTAAGAAGCTAGAGAACATGCAACGTGGTCTAGACGGTTCACAACAGGTACGTCCTGGTACCAAACTATTTGCTGATGCATCTGCGTATTTAGATGATATCATTAACATAGAATACTATAATGGATACTTAATTGCTGTAGGACAAAACGGTAAGGTAGTTTCTATAGACAGTGTAGGAACTATAATCCTTATATGGAGTGATGACATTGCTGCTAGTTTGTCTGGCTCTCCAACTGGATGGACTACTACTACTTTTGTTTCTTTTGCTATATTTAATGGTGAACTTATTATCTGCAATGGGGTGAATAAGCCTCTCATTGTACATAATACTATGCAATGTGAGTTCTTAAAGGACTTAGCTGACAATTCTAATGCTAATACTCCTATTTGCCGTTTCGTTGTTACTCATAATAGGTATCTTGTTATGGCTGGAGATCCCACAGATGGTGCAGAGGATAGACTATTCATCTCAAATACCGATACTAGTGGTACTTGGGTTGGTGATAGTGCTCCCAATGACGCTGTTAATGTCGATCTGGGGTCTAGAGTTCCTTCTGGTGATGCTACTATTAAAGGGATAGGACGCTTCAGAGATAATATATTAATAATGTTTGAGAATGCCATACTACCAGGAACTATAGGAGCATTTAGTGGTGACGATCATATCCCTTCATTCTCTGATTCAATTGATAACGTGGGTTCATTATCTCATAGAGTGATACAGACTGTTGGCGAAAACATGATCTTTGCTGATGCATCTGGAGTTACAGTATCTAAACGCGCATTGTTTACTGGTAGTGTTACAGGTGAAAAGGCTTCACAGTTAATTGATCCTGCTTATAGAAAACATGTAGGTAACTTGAAATCTATACTTACTACAGAAGATAGAGCTTGGGCATTGTGGGATGGTGATGCAGATAATTACATGCTATTTATCCCTAACTCAGATATTGTAGCTAACACTACAGAGAATAGATGCTTTACATACAAGAGGAATGAGAAGTTAAAGATTGAGGCATGGGCTGATTGGCGTAACTGGAACTTCCGTTGTGGTTGTGTATCAGCATTGAAACGCACGTTCTTATGTGAAGGTGCAGAAGTCTTCTTGTTAGGTGAAACATCTGACGGTGATAATATATATAAAGACTATGAAGGTCGTGAGGAGATGTGGGATGATGAAACTCCTTGGTCTGACTATACTGGCTGGAATCCCGTGGCTGATACTACTGATAGTGGTGTTCCTATAAAGTTTGTATGGGAACTGCCGTGGTCTGATAATAGGCAACGGTTCTTAGTTAAAGGTAGTAGGTATCTAAACTTTGATACTACAGGTGATAACAGATTTAAAGCTGAAATGTTTACTGATAACATCTATCTGGATCGTAGTGATTTAGGTGAAGATTGGCAAGAGGATACTCTTAAGTGGGATGATGATCTAGGATGGGAATTAGAAGTACTTAATCCTATTCTTAGTATGGACTTTGAGGGTGGAGATGCTCCAGGATTTGGTGCAGATGAGTTTGGTAAAGACTTTGGTGGTGGCAGACCTACAAGATTAGAGAGTTTATATGCTTGGACAACTAAGTACAAGTTACAAAAACTACGTATGTCTGGTGATGGTATCAAAGAGTTGAAGTTTGTTTCAATAACGTTAGCGTACCAAACTGGTTCGCCAAGGAGATAACAATGACAAGTGCAGTAGATACAGCATTACCCTCTGATAATGTGAAAGTTAGTAAGTCAGACTTTCGTGCTCAGTTTGTAATAATTAAGAATGAGATAACTGCCCTTCAAACTCGTACAAGTGTTGCGGGTGCTGAAGCGTTTAACAATGGCATAACAGCCACAGAAGTTCAGCGATTAATAAACAATGCAATCCTCGCTGATAACACTCGAAACCGTTTACCATCCTCATTGGCTTATGGTTCCACTAGTTTTACAATCTCGAATAATTAGGAGAAAAAGATGTCTGATAAAATCGGTGTTCTCGGTTCCGCAGCGGTTCTTACTGCTGCTACAACCCCAATCTATACTGTACCAACAGGTAAAGCAGCTAAAGGTCGTATCTTTTATCGTGTTGTTGGTAACTCTGATGCTTCTACTGACATCACAATTACAGTAAATGATGTAATTGTAATGACTCATTCTAACATCACAGCGAGTAACATTTTGTTTAGTAGTCCCAATGCTATAAAAGAAGGACCATTAGCCACAACGGCTCAAACTGGTGTAGATGGGGATACGACTGGTGCTCCTGCTCCTATTGAGTATTTTCTTTCTGCTGCTGATATTGTTTCTTATACTCTAGCAGGCAGTGCTGCTCTTGCAGGAACTAGCTTCCAGTTTGTAGGTACTGAAATAGACGTTTAGAGGTGAATCATGGTAGAGCGTACTGATAACTTTGCCTTTGAACTAATCGAATTCGATAAGATTCCTTGGCATGAGCGAGAACGTGATAACTGGAGAAGTATTGATGCCGTACTAGCTAGGTTTGTATCTATACTTAACTTCAAAGGTATATGGCAAAATGCTACAGCCGTTGTTTCTGGAGATAGATATGTAGACCCAGACTTGTTTACTATATGGGAAGTAGATACTTCTCATACTACTCCTAGTGCGGGACTGTTTGCTGCTGATCGTATAGCTAATGTAGGTAGATGGTCTTCATTCTCTACAGAGTTTATATCTGGAGGAGCTTATGTAGCTTCTACAGCGTATACAGTTAATACATTCTTAGTAGACAGTAATAGATACGGTGTAACACTTAGTGGGTTCACATCTACCACGACTTATGATGCTGATGTAACTGCTGGTAATATCTTAACTCTTATTGATTTGTCTATTCCATTAGCTGCTGTTGATGTAAGTGCTGATGCCGCTGCTGCTAGTGCGGTAGCTAGTGCTGCAAGTGCTGCTAGTACTAACTTGCCTGCATCAATCACAGCAAATGCATTCCTTAGAGCAAATGCTGGAGCAACTACGTATGAGTCAATACTTGCTGGAGCATTACTTACTGCTATAGGTGGAGCCGCCAGTGGTGCTAACAGTGATATT